TATTTATAACACAAAAGAGGGGCATTGTCAACCCCTCTTTTACTTATTATGAAAAAAGTTTTATGCAGCTTTTTTTAATTTTTCAGTAGTTACAAGTATGCCTATGCCTTCATCATCAAAACCAAGTTTTTCACATAGTTCAACTTGCTCTTTATATTCAGTAACACCAAGTATAGAAGTTGCAATTCTAAATGCTACAGTTGCAACACCCTTATTAGAAAGTCTATTTTTAATTAGTGATACCATTGTATTATTTTTAGCAAACTGTTTAAATTTTGGTAAAAAATCACAAGTTTCATCATCACGACCTGTTATATTATTTGACCAAGATAAAGCACCCATTTCTATTAATTCAACATAAAGTCCAAGACCACAAGAAACATAACTAGAAACAGTTGAATCGCCTTTCCATGCTTGAGCAACTATTCTATTTGACATGATTAAGTTTGGTTTAGTTACTATTTGTTTATGTATAGAATCTTCCAATTGTGCAAAACCACTTAAAGATTGAGATGTGTTTTTAATAGTTCCAAGAACATCTAATTGTGATTCTTCTAGGACACTTTTTGTTTCTAAATCTTTTTTGTTTAAAAAAACAATTCCAGATTTATAAAGTTCATCACGAGCCATAGCTTCATTATCACCATTTCTTTTCTTAAAAGCAAAGGCTTCTTTTGCACGACAATTTTCTATAGAGAATGATTTTGGATGTAGATAAACTGAAAATAAGGGAAATCTAATTCCTTTCAGAAGAGCTATAAGACTACGCCTAAATCCATCCCACACCATAATTTTACCATCAGGTCTAATTGCAATATCAATTGAACCAGCACACATTTTATCGTATTGCATTGGATTGTTATCTTTATCAACAGCTCGTAAGTGATCTACTAATTGTTTTAACTTCAAAACTCTTTGGTATGTTAAATCAACATAACAATCATCTAAAGAAATTTTTTCGCCTGTTGTTGGGTGTTTTAATAATTCAATATCTTTGTAAAAATCATCAATAAAATCATCAACAAAAAGACCCTCTTTTGCAAGAGTAGTAATATTTCTTATAATTTCTGAAATTTCTCTAATTGAATATGTTTTAAGTTCTAGTTTTTTTAGGTAACTATCAACCTCTGTAAAAGTTTTCAAAACTTTCTCCTTATATTTGTCCAGCATTACAATAGCTGGCACTTTGATTGGAGCGAAAGGTCTGTACTGCCCAGACTTCTCTTAGTTGGAAACTAAGTATAATACTTTTATACTACTTTCGCTGATTGTTATTACATAGTAACATGATTCGCTACGATTGTCAATACCTTTTAGTAACTTTGTTTAGGTTTTTTACAATAAGTTTCACGGCGTAACCATGAACTTGGTTGTACATTATTCATTAAGGTTAGACTCCTAACATGAGGTCTATTTTTCCAACCATACCAACCAGTTTCTTTTCCTTTATCATGTGGTGGTTTAGTACCAACTGATAAATATTGGTCTTGTGTGATGTCAATAATATTACCATCAACATCTTCACACCACCAATGACTTCCAGCAACATCACATGGTGCTGACATTGATTTTAGATTTGCATCTTTAAAGAAATAATATAAAGCTTGTGTAGCGTGATAACAATGGCCAAACATAGGATTGCCCATATTTTTCTCTCTGAATCTTGGTGGACATAAATTAATAGTTAAATTTTTGTGAATAAGTTTTGTTACCTTATCTAAATCTTTTGGGTAATCATACTGTTCATAATCTAAAACTTTTGCAGCCCACTCTTTATATTCTTTTGGTTTTATTTTATAATACTTACTATGTTTAACTTGAGTAGTCATCTGATAATCTCTATGTCAGCGTTATTGTTCCAAGTTTCTAAGTCTCGTCTTAATCTACCATCAGCCTTGAGTGATTCATATCTCTTAGAAGCTTTGTTCTTCCACCATTCAACTACACCATCAAAACTGTATCGGTCATAGTTCTCTTTCTTTACAAGTGTATCCGTTTCAAAGTTAAGATACTCTTTTACATTGTCATATCCAAAGTCAGACATATAAGCTCTTTTCTTTTCAGTAAGGCCTTTTGCATCATTGAACGTCTGTACGAATTTTGTGTATTCTTGTGGTTCAACGTCTTTTAGAGAGGCCTTTATAATAGATATCATTTTAGTCTGTGTCTTGAGTTTACGACTTGATGCATTAGGGTCAACAAGTGGTTCACCATTCTTCTCTTTGAACCAGTCATTTAGACTGTGATAATTATCATCATTGATAAGTGGTGCAAAGTCTGACATTGTGTTACCCTTATAACGTAGGAAAGGTTTCATACCATCATATTGTGAACTAGATTTAGTAGAACCATAAAGAGATGTTGTTTCAAACATACAGAAAGGGCCGCCATACTTCTTATCAAGCGTATCTCTTGTTAGGTGTGAACAACAGATTGAAGCCAATAGTTTACCACCAAGATAGTTGAAACCAAAAGGTTGAGTTGGTACTATGATAAACCCCATAATGGTTGAATCATTAAATCGTTTCATTGTCGCTTGGTCATATGTGTTTAGTGGTTTACCCAGAAACATATTACGAGGTTTAGAGTTAATAGTAGGCGAACCAAGTCGAATAAAACCAGCGATTCTACCAGAGTTCTTTTCATAAACAACCCACTTGATAGATTTGCCTGGAACAGATACTTCTACTGCATGAGATGTTACAATCTCAAGATAATTCACAAATATTTCATTTGTTACTTCTTTACATACAAACTCCATGTCATTTGGATGCATATCAAAATCATCAAACATATCATCTTCAGGCCCCATACCAGGCAGAGATGTAGGATAGTTACCCATACGTTCAAGCTTGACCTTTCTAAGATAGTCATCAATCCTACCAAAGTTTGAAAAGTAATCTACAAAAACATTTGCAGCGTGTAGTGCATCTTCTCTATTTAATATCATCCAAAAAAGTCCTCTAATGTGCCTTGTGTTCCATAACTTCTATCAACCAACCAATTGATTTTAGTTAGAATAAAATTGAGAGGTTCTACAAAGGACTTCTCAAACTGTATATCATAGTCTACACTCTTATGTAAACCCAACTCTATTGGGAGTTGTGTCATAAAAGATATAGCAGAACATTGATATAGATTCGGTTGTTTCATGTTAATAAATTTAATCTTATCACCCTCTTGTATATAAGGGTATTTGTTACCTAGCTTATTCTTTCTTACTAGATGGTTATATAGAATTGCACCCTTACAATGTATAGGAGCACCCTTTGCAAACATCTGATTTGAATCACTAAACTTTGACAATCCATTTACACTTCGAGGATATGCGATATCTTCTGGTGGTAGACTCATAAACTCCTCACGAAAATCTTGTATAAACGTATTCAGTTCTTTCTCTGTACCATTCATAATTATATTTAGCCCTTGTTTAATCTTCTCTCTACAAGGAGCAGGAGTTGATGACTTAACTGCTTCAATACCCATAATCTTGAGTTGTGCTTCTTTATACTGAACACCCTCATTATCCCATACGTTGAGAATATATCTTTTCTTTGCTGTCCAGATACCTTTGTCTGCAATCACTTCTCTAGACATCTCCATCTTCTGTTCATAAGAGTTTACATACTCATGCAGAGATTGATAACTTTTCTCAATGAAAGGCTCAATTTTCTGTCGAGCAATGTCATCCAAGAATTTGACAATTTTTTTAGTTTCTTCTCCCTTAGTAAACAACTTACTGACAAGTCTATCAAAGCAAACGTATATCGAGTCTGTATCACTTGCAATAACGTAATCCTCTCCAGAGGTCTTAAGCAAATCATTAAGATACTGATTAACAGCACGCTCAATCCAACGAATGGATAACTGACCAGAAGTAGTAATTGCTTCAGCAACCAACAAATCATAATAACGAAACCAAACATTCCCAAGAGCACCATATGCACTATTGAGTGAAATCTTTTTAGCCATCTGGATATTATTATATTTTGAAATATCTTTGAGTAGTCTAGGTTCTTTAGTATTCTCATATTCTTGCTTTGCCTGTAATAAGAGTTTCTTATACTTCACTCTATCATCATACATGGATTGCATCATTTCAGGCAAAAATCCTCTTTTGTTTGTTTTAAACAATGCACCATTAGGTGTAAGTGTAACACCTTTCAGTATTGATGTGTCTACCTTTCTATCTAGTAGTTTATCAACTGACATATCTTTCACTTTCTCTTGTGAGTAAAGTGTTTCAGTTGATATGTTATATTGCATAATTAAATGTGGATACAATGAGTTTAAGTCAAATGACATAACCCATTTATGCATACCCACTTGTGGGTCTTTTACATAAGCACCCTCAAACTTCTCTGGTTTTTCTGATTTCTTTTTTTGTGGTATTGCAATCTTTTTCTTAATAAGATAATTGTATATCAATATATCCCAATACTTAGTTGAACCAAGTACATCCATATAATTTACTTTTGCATCATAAGCCATAGTCAAACATAACTCAATTAGTTTCATCTTGTCTTCTAGTTTGTCTACAAGTTCCACATCCATGATATTATATTCTATAAACGATTGAAAATCTTTTGTATACCAATCACGAAATGTTTCGTATGGATTACCATCTTTCTTTTCACCTAGTTCAACAAAGGCAATATGGTCTAGTCGATATGACTCTTGTGCTGAATATGTAAACTTACGATACAAGTCAAAGTAATCTAAATGAGCAACACCTTGTATTTCATACACTTGATGTTTACGACCCATCTGAAATACTTCTCTTGAGTGTACACTTCTCCAAGGCGATAGTCTTTTGATTTCATCTTCACCACATAGATTCTTGATACGATTACATAGATAAGGAATATCAAAGAACTCTGTATTCCAACCAGTAATTACATCAGGCTGATGTTTTTCCCAGAATATGAGAAACTCCTTGATAAGATGTAGTTCACTTTCACACTCGACATACGTTACATCATCACGAATATTATTGAACTTACCTACACCCCAGACAACAAACTTTTTACTCTGGTGGTTCTTTACTGTGATTGATAGAAGTGGTTCTATTGCATCTTCTGGGTTTGGAAACCCATTCTCACATTCTACTTCAATATCAATCGTTACTATAAGTATTTTATCTACGTCATATTCTACTGTATTAGGATAGGACTCTGCAATGAAGTTATAAGGATACATGGTACTACCGAATACCATTTCTGGTTGATTCTTATAGTTGTCAACCCACTCTCTTGCCTCTTTCATACTGTCAAAGTTTACTGGAGTTACATAGTCACCATCAAGTGTCTTCCACTCTGTAGGTTTTTCTACAGGCGCATAAAGAGTTGGTTTATATTTAACTCTACGAGTCAGTCGTTCTCCATTAACTACTTCTCGCAGTAATAGAGTATTACCCCATTGGGATATGTTTGTATAGAAATTCATAGTATAAATGTACCATAGTTAACGTAAAAAGTCAAGGTTAAATATCAAGTTTATTTTCTGGTTTTGGTGGTTGTGATTTCATGTAATCCAAGAATCTATCTTCTCTGAAACAATATACTTTAGAAGGCCCATTAAACTCTCTAATAGACACTTCTTCGATTACTCGCATATTTACTTGTGCTGTTCTTTGACAAGACTGTAGAGTTTCATACATCATATTAGTAAATATAAAGTGGTCTGCTGTGCCATCACTATGCAGATTGAGCGATATCAGTACTAATAACCATTTCATTTTTTTCTTCCCATTCCTTAATGGTATCTGAAAGCAAGGGTATATACTCTGTCTTATCTTTGACAAACTCTTGGACAACACCATCTTCTGTGACAACTAGAATACAAATTTGATTGATTTCAATTCCAGTTCTTTCTTCAAACATCTCTGCATATGCAGACGCCTGAATATAGTAACTCTCGTTCCATGCATCACTTCGTTCTTTAGTTGAAGTTTTGAAATCTATAATAGATAACTTTCCATTATATTCTGCAATACAGTCTACACGACCAGCTACCTTATATTTATCAGAATAGAGTCCACACTCTTGTGCATAAATGTTATTCACTTTTTGCAGAACTGAATCTCTAAGTTGTTTGAATAGAACATATGGTAAAAACTTCTGTTTATGTTTCTTCCAATCATCTGGATAGTTCAAATGCATATTGTTTAGATAGTCTTCACACATATGATGTACATGAGTTCCACGAGTTGCAGCTTTTCTTGCAACATAGTTCGCTACATCTTCGCCAACTCTTTTTCTCCACTCAAAGAGTCCTTTCTTATTTCTTACAGAAAGAACTGTAGTGATTGATGGGTACTTATTACCCTCTGGCGTTTCGTATAAACGAACTCCGTCAGTCGTTGTTGCTGTTATCTCTGGGAGATTTATCGTCTTGTGGTTGTATTCTTTCATCATTATCACTTTCTTCATGTTTATATTCTGGTGGAACTTTACCCCACCCTACTGTTCTTTCCCAATCTCTTTGAGTATATCCACCATATGGGAATTTAGACATTCCTCATTCTTTCAACAAGTCTATCTGCTCTTTTAGTTACTTGTCGATACCATCTGCTGTCTACCATCTCATCTGCAGCTGCGTTCCAATCTCTCGCATCTACTCCTCGTTTCATGCCCTTGAATTTGGACAATCTTGGTCGGCCCATATTAAACATCATGTTTGCAATTATTCTCTGGGCTTCTTCTGGGAGTTCATTAAAGTCAGGATATAGGATGTTGCAGTCTGCGAGGACTGTTTGGATATCGGTGTCGAAACATTCATTGCATCTATCTTCGCTGACAGGCGTTCCAACTTCCCATCCATATTCCTCATCCCATTCAGTAACAAGATGGCCAATGCCAAAAGTAGGCAGACCAAGATGGTCAAGGTATATTTCGTTAACACTTCCTTCATCATATTTTATTTCCTCTCTTAGTTTATCTAAGTTCATTATCGTTACTCCCTTTTGGTGGTGGTGTAAGTCTATGTTCAGTTACAGACTTTCTAGTTTCTTCCCAATCTACATCTAAATTTCCTACTGCCATAATACGTTCATGGTCACACTTCTGTTCTGGTACTTCATGGTATAACCATGCAGGCCAAAGTATAAGTTGTCCAGCTTGTGGTTTTACTTCTAAACCATTTGCATCTGGAAATACCAGAGGGGCACAATCTTGACAACCTTTAACACAATATGTAAAACTCCAGACATGAGGCCAATGTTGATGTGATTTTGTTATCTGTCCTTTAGTATATATTAAACTCCAGAAGTCTTCTATTCTTAAACCATATTGTCTTGGTGTACCATCTTCATTTGTTCCAGTCGCCATAGGCATAGTTTTTGCAAGACCAATGATTGCATTACCAAGTATCTTAAAAGTTTCATAGTGTTCATGCATATCCCATTGAGTCATGTAACACTTTGCAGCTGTTGAATGTTGCAATCTATCTCCAGCGTGTTTGATATCTCTTTCCAAGTCTGAATTTAATTCTTGGATTGATGGGTGATTCAATACTTTAACTTTTACTGGATTTTGTTGTGTAAATTCAGGCCAACCATCTTTAGTTGGTTTCATATAAATCTTTGTCAATTAATCTAATCCCATACCCAACTTAGTTTTTTGTATTAAATAGTTTCTAACAAATCCAGAACGAACAATATCTGCAATACCAAATTCAGTACAATTAAATTCTTTCATCTCTTGTAGAATTTGTAGAAAGTTCATTAATCCATTCTTCTCATTCATTCTTGTTAAATCGCTCTGACCAAAGTCACCACAGAACATTATCTTAGAATCTTGACCTACTCTTGTAACTATTGTATCTAGTTCATGGAAGTTTAGATTCTGACACTCATCAACTATGATAATACTATTGTCAAAAGTCAAACCTCTAAGAAATGATGTTGATAGAAAGTAGAAACTACCTTGTGCTTTCAGTCTATCATATAACATAGCGAATGCTTGTTCATTTGGTTGTTCAAACATAAACTGCATCATGTTAGAATAAGGCACTTGATACAATGCAGCCTTATCTTCTTCATCTCCTGGCAAGAAACCTATTTCTCTTGTAGGTATAAGTGAACGAACTACGATAACTTTATCGTATGGAGTTTCATTCTTTAGTACATCTTGAAGTGCAAGATATAATGAAATAAATGTTTTTCCAGTTCCAGCACAACCAAATAGAAATTGATTTAATCCATTTTTATATGTCTCAAATACTTCTTTTTGACTATCTGTAATTGGTTTAATTGTGGAGAGTTGATTGTGTGTAATATCTTTTTGTTTTGCCATAATATATCCTTATGAAAGTGGAGTAGTAGAGGAAAGACCTCTATCTACCCCTATATGGAAGCTGATACACTATATATTGCGTTCCATACATTGTTATTTATATTAATACAGACCTGTAGATTTGTTTTTTTCATAATGTTTTGTAACATTTTGTCCAGCGACATCTACAAGTTTGTGTTTTTTTGCTACGTTCTTTACTCTAATATTTTGGTGTGTACCCTTATTACCATACCTATCTGCAAGAGGTGAGTTAGGATGTGAATCTGCAATCTTTGCCATAGTTTCATTAAATCCACCATCAGATTTAGGCCCATTACCAGACACAATATTCGGTGCAGTAATAACTTTTTGACATTGAGGATTGTTTTCTAGAAATTCTTGAAGTTCATCATATGTACAAATAGTATCAAATATTTCATCTTTGTCGCTATCCTTTATTGTGTAAGTCGGCATTCTCTTTCCTTAATTTTTCATTTTCTTCAATTAGTTCTTTATTACGAATAAGTACATCATAATGACATTTTGTTAGTTCTTTCATATCTAACATCAAACCATTTGTATGTGTATGTTCATCTTTAATGACGGCCTCTTTTTCTTCTTCTTCTCTTAACCGCCTGCCCATGTATTCATAATATCTTTCGTCTGATACCATTCTGGAATCTCCCTATTCTTCCAACTCGCAAAAGAGTTCTTCTCAACTATATAGTAGTTTCTATAAGCAAGTATTGGATTGTCTTTGACCTTGCACATATCAGGCATACATTGAGGTAGTTGTGTTCCTTTGACCATAGGTATATTCTTTGGTGGTCTAATAAGTAACATAGATGGTTTAGTTGAACCATGTATTTTACCATAACGATTTGTATATTCTGCAAGAGTAGCCATGTAGAGTTTATACATCTGATTATAGTTTTCTACAGATTCACGAACCCAAACTGCTGATGGGTGATTGATATGAGAGGCTTTGTACAATACACTTTCTCTTTCATCATTTAATCTCCACCTTTTAATTCTACGATTGTTTGCAGTCCTATCAATATACATTTCACCATCTAACATTCTATGTGCAGTTGACATCAGTTGTGCATACTCAATAGGCATCTTGACTATATGTTTATCAATATGCCACTTTGCATTTTGAATAGGGTCTTCATGCAAATAGAAGATGTTCATTTTACCTTTTATCCTTTTTATCATTTAGTAATATCATATTACCACGCTTTTCGTCTAATGTCAAGACTCTTTCACCCTCAATCATATCAATAATTAAAGTGGTAATATCTACTTCTTTTCCTAGCTCAGAAATCTTTATTTGTAATTTTTGAAGTGTTTCTTTATAGTAATCAATTTCTTGTTGTTTTCGCAACCTTTGTTCTATTAGGTCTGCAAGGGATACTATATTATCTGACATTACTTCTCCCATTTATAAAATATGTGGTCACCTATTTCCACAGTTTTAGTTTTAGACTTTCTCCATGCTGGAAACACA